GATTGATAGTACTTGAACGGTTGCGCACAGATACGGTTCTGCAAGTTGGTAGAATACTCCGGGAAGAGGCTAGGATTCTGGCAGAGGTACCGGTACATCTGGTTAGTGTAGAAGTTGGCATTTTGCCTACAGCGTTCCAGTTCCCTGTGGTAGTCCGCTTGAGAAATAGCCGTGGTATTTTCTGAACTCCGGATAACTAAACCTCCGTTATCGATTTTCACGTAAAGGGTCGGAAGAAGTTCTACCATAGTCCACCACGCCGTAGCTTTTCGGACGTAGTTTTCTACCAACGTCAAGTAATTCCCTGTCAACGTCCCGCCGCTAATCTTCGTCCGTAGCGCGTCGTACAGGTCCGAACCCAGATAGATTTGGACGTTCTTATCCTGTGCGAGGATAGCCGCCTGAGTGATATAGTTTTCGTCAACCCCGCCGTTTAACTGCGTTACCCGCTTGAGGTAGTTCGGGTTGATAAAGAGTACTTCGGCCATTATCGGGGAGTTGTGAATTTGCGGGGCTTGAGAAATCCGCGGTTCTTCATGTCGCGGGGGCGCTGCGCCACCTTGCGCTCATTTTCTTCGAGCGTGTTCTTCTTGCGTTCGTCCGGCGGGAGGGCCTGAATCAGACGCTTCGCCTCGTTGACAGAAACGAGGTCGTTATTACGCTTGAGGTACGTTTGGCGCATCCAGAAATGCCGACAGGAACCGCCGCCTTTGTATAACCAAATGTCGTACGTATCGGCTCCGTTCGGTCCCCATCCGGCGTTCACCGCTTGACTACCGGCCTGCATAATATCCTCCTTCCGGTAGACCTTCATGGCCTGAATCATACGCGTGCAGAAATCGCGGCTCCTTCCGTCTGCGAGGGTCGTAGGAGCGTACGCGTAACGTACCCGAACGATTTCGTTATCCTGCGAACTCTTCGCTTGAGGGTTATTCCGGAGCGTACGCGCAAACGTCCAAAGCGCGTCGTACTCTTCTTCCCGGTCGTAGTCTACTTCTCGTTCGTCGATTAACTCCCAGTCGTCGCCCATCTGCTCCCCTAGTCCTTCGAGGTAGTCCGCTACCCCGTCGAGGTTGTGTTCTTCCGAAAGTTCTACCAAACTAGAATCCACTCCCGAAGCGTTTAGAAGCGTTTTAACGGCCTCTTCGATTACTTGTTGGTAGGGAGTGATTACCTGCTGCTCGAAAAGGTCCATAGAGGCCTCTAATTCGCTTCCGCCTCCTAGTTTGCCCGCGACCATAACCCCGAACATCTGCGGGTTAGTGACGCGGTGGCCTATCATAATCTTCGCGGTGGTTTCTTCCGAAAGGAATTGGTACTGCTTATCCGCGTCCGAAAGGGTAAACGCCTCGATAGTCGGGGCGCGGTCCGGTTCGTCCGAAAAGGTCATCCAGAACTTACCCGCGTTCTGTGCTCCGGCGGCCTGCCTTTCGATGTCCAGGCGGATTTCGCGGCGCTCTTCGTCGGAGGGGATGCCGTTTTTAAAGTGGATTGCGAACGAAGGAGACAGGCCGTTCTTGATATTGTTTATGTGGAATACCGAAATTTCCTTCTCGAGTTCGATGTAGTTAATCGCTCCGATATAGTCGGGTTTCGGGTAGTAGTAAGACCCTACCGAAAACGGCTTTACATAGAGAACTTGCGTCGGGTACTCGTTCTTCGTCTCTGGGTTAAAGCGGGCTATGGCCATAGGCTCCTGTCTGGAGTCGCTCCAGTCCCGCGAGTAGTAATACCACTGTACTACCTCTTCTTCGTCGCAGACCCCCGAACGTAGATTCTCAAACGGGAGGTGTGAGATATTCGCAATTACCGTCCGGTCTACGCTCCAGTTCACTTCGAGAGCGAAACCGTTCTGAATCTTCAGGTCGATAGCGCATTTCCGGAGTTCCGAATTCAGGTCCCACTGGGCCGCGAGCAGTTTCGCGTTCAGGTCTGCGGGCTCGAACCCCTCCCCGTAAATCATCATCCCGATAGTCGTGCATAACGCGTTATGCGTCGGGCTGCAATGGTACAGGTCTACCAGATAGTTCGGAAATAGATTATCGTCTCCGTACTTGACCCAGTCCCCCTTCGCGTGTTCGCGGTAGGACCTAGCTTCGTACGTCTTGAGTTGGACGTTTTCGATTTTATTCGTTGCCATAGAACAGTACGTTATCTTCGAGAGTGATAGTAGGGAGGCTTACGATAGCCGCCCCCGGAACGCGCAAGGTACCCTGCTCGATTAAAGCTACAACCGCCGCGTTATCTGGGTCTTTATTGGTACTTGAGTTCTGGGCATAAACGAAATAATCGTAATCCCCGGTCTCCGTCAAAAGGACGTTATTCGTCGTAGTCGCGTTTGTAGCTACCTGAATCTTTGTGTACCTCGGATTGTCGTTAATCACGTAACCCACGAAATAGAAGTCTTCGAGGGTCATGCGGTGCACCAGCTTAAACAGGTAATGGGTGTACGTGTAATCCCGCCCCGCGTCCTGAAGCGTGAGGTAGATGTTCTGGTTACCGCTATTCGAGTTTAAGTACAACATCTCGAGGGATTAGGTGTGCTTCGGGTACTACTTCGTCGAGGTCGTAGTTCTCGGGGCTGTACTTATAACGCGCAAAGGCACTAACATTTACGGAACTCTTTACATCCGCTACCGTAGGCGTTTGGCTCCAGTAGGGTTCTACCTTCGTTTTCTCCCAGACGCTACGACGAGAACAGCCGTCTAGACCTACCTGCCTATCAGTCCACATAACCGGGACCTTATCTACCAAACGTCTAGCCATAAAACGACCGGCCCCCGAAGCGTAACCCCGAAACAAAGTCCCTTCTCTGGTGTCCGCTCGGAACATGTAGATATTTCTAGACCCTGCGAACTCGTACTCTTTCATGAGTTCCACGATATGCGCGCCGCCTCCCGGGAGGATAAAATCGTCCGAACCTAACTGAAGCATGAAGTCCCACGAGAAATCCCGCATCCAGTCCAGTAACTCGTTATTCTTTGTTCCTAGTCGTTCGTTCGCGAACCACTTGTAGTTCCATCCGAATTCTTGCGCGAGTTGCTCGTGTTCGTCTTCCGAAACCGCGATATAGGGAACCAGTTCGGCCCCGTTTTCTTGGAACTCCTTTTGGATTCTCTGAAGACCTACGTAGCAGGCCCGCGTCAGTTCTACCCGCTTCCAGACGGGTATATGAAGGGCTATTTTCATAGGAAAGATTTAAGAAGGGCGGTCATATCCTCTTTTTGGGTTTGTTCCCATATAGTCGCCCCAAACGGAGGTTCGATATATCCAAAGTATTTCGCTGGGTGAGTGATAGCGTAACAATCCGCCCCGGCTTTTTTGGCTTGTTGCATAGCGTAGAAATCCCCGCAGTTCCAAAAGTTTGGAGCGTCGAACTTCTTGTATATCTCGCTAGGAAAATAACAGGCCGCCGTAATTGGAATATCGACCTTTACCGCCTCCGTATTTGGAGTAAAGCAGGTGGCGACTTTAGAACAATCCCGCCAGTAATTCGTGAAAGAGGCTGGAATAATCCTACCGGCGTGCGTAAGTACGGAGTTAGGGTATATTTCCGCCGCTTTTAGGAAATCCTGAACAAAGGTCTCCGGGTATTCTAAATCGTCGTCGCAGGTAATAAACGCTCTGTAATTCCCGAAAGGAAAATAGAACTTTCCACGGTCCCCGATATTTTGCCCGACGTGCCAAACCTCAATCCACGGCTCATCGAAATACTCCGGGATTAAATCGAAGCCGTTAAGACAAAGGAACAGTTTGTCTACCTGTCCTTTCAAACTGTGAACCGCGCTCAAAGAAGCCGGAAGCCTGTCCGGCATCATAGCCATACCAGCGTATATCATATAGCAAAGAAAAGGCCGGGAAGACCCCGGCCCTATCTTAACCAAGAAAACAAACCTTTTACGTCTCCGAAGTATAAGTAATATTCGTAACAGCAGAAAGGACCGGAGCGGGTGCCTTTTCTTCCGCCGTAAACGTCAACGTGTAGCCGTGCATATCGGCGGCCGCCGTTCCTACCGTAATCGTGCCTCCCGTAACGTCTACCCCGTTCAGAAGACCCATAACCAACCGCTCTCCGTTTGCGGTTTCCACGATAACGCAAAGACGCGTCTTAATCAGGTCTGCGATTTCGGCGTTAACGGCCGCTTCCATCTTTGGAATCGTGACCTCGAGAACCTGAGAATAGAAGACGTTCCCCGTTTCCATAGACGCGTTAATCGTCTGGACAAACGAAGCCGTGTTCTTCGTCAACTGGAAAGAGTAGACGGTAATTGCCTCCGCCGCACCTGCGAGAGCACCCGCCGAAGGAGTCCCCCAGTTTGAGCCGTCTGGGTCGAAAGTCTTAACCCAGAAGCGACGTACACCCCCGATAGCGTCTTTACAGGGGTATCCCCGTCCCGTGATTGTGATATTACAAGCCATTGAATTTGGGATTAAAGACAAAAGGAAGGGGCTATTAGCCCCCTCCTTCTATCGGGTTTCTATTAGGTGGTCCGACGGAGCAAGCCGTACGAATCGTGGTCTACTACCTGCGTACCGAAAGCGAACTTCATGATAACGCGGGTAACGTCGTCTCCCGTCACGCCCATGAGGTCGAGAACTGCGGCCTCGGTGAGGTCGGTCAGGAGGTTCGTTCCTACGTACAGGTTCTCAACCTTCGAAATCAAAAGCGTGTCATCTGGGAAGCCAGCGGGAACCACCACGCGGTGTCCCGCGTACTTATCGGCCATACCTTCTGCGAGGTAAGCCAACTGTGCCGTACCTGCGAGAGCGGTGTAGTACAGGGCTTTCGTAGCGCGGCTCATGTAGATAACCGCGTCGTAATTACCGCGCAAAACCGGCGGGCATTGCGTCGTGGTCAGGGCCGACAATTTCGAAAGGATATTCGCCGAAGTCAGCGCAGCCGTCAAGTTTGCCTCATACGTCGGAGAAGCCAAAACCATTTGACGGAGCAGACCGTTGAACGCGGTGTAGGTAGCACCCGTCGCAGTACCGGCGTCGATGTTGTAGTTACCCTGCCAGATATTGAACTCGATAGATTCTGCGGCACGCTTTGCGACGTACTGTGCAGCGCCTGCCTTCATGTCCGCCGGGGCCGGAGCCGCAGCACCAATCATTTGCTCAGACTCCCACGCCATATGGAGGTCTTTGTTACAGATTTGGTCGTTAATCTGGAGGTCCGTCAAAGACAGAGCAACGTCGGACAAAGCCAAAGCCGTACCTGTCGTAAACGTGCAAGTAGCGGCCTGAATTTGGCTACCGGAGAACTTCCGCAGTTGAGCACGTCCGCGGACGTTGTTCAGTACGGTGACATAGTTGTTTGCAATTGTGTCTGCTGCCAGAATTGCGGGGGCCACATAGGGAAGCGCCTGTTTCCCTACGTAGTTACTGGTGATTGAAGCATCTGCCATGATTACTGCATAAAGTGGTTTTGAATGATTGCAACACGCTCCGCTACGGAGTGGTTAGAAAGGTTGAGGGGTTTTACCTCTTTTTGAACTGGGGCCTTACGGATTGCCGGGGTAGCCGTCTTTCCGAGTTTCTCGATTTGCGCGTCGCGCTCTGCGATAGCCTTGTTAATCTTTTTCAGTTCTTGACTCATCGACTTGATAGCCTCCGAAATCATAGACTGGACTTCTTCGCGGGTGAGAACTTCGCTCATCTTCTCCTCTTCTTCTTTCGCCTCTTCCACCTCCTCGACTTCCGGGGCCATCCATTCTGCAATAGCGCCATCCGTTACGACGAACTTCGTTCCGTCCTCGAGGGTGTAGTCTCCGTCCGGGAGCGGGATTTGTTCCCCTTCGTCATTCACGACAAAAACGGGAACGCCGATAGCCCACTCTTCGGCTTCGGTTTGGATTTCCTGCCCTCCTTCGAGGATGGCAGTAGCCAGTGCGACCTTCTCCTCCGACAGCATAGCGCTGTACTTGGAAAACAGGGCCGCAACTCTTTGGTTAATGTTCATTGAGTTATAGGGTTTAAGGGTTTAACCATTTGCAAGGTCATTTCTTGACAGAAGCAACCTCCGTGCGGACGTGCTCTAGAATCTCTTCGAGTTCTCCAAGGAACGAATCCGCCGACAGGTCGACCTTCCGCGTGAACATCCCTTCGATACTGAAGCCTTTGATTCGGTTCTCTTTTACCCATTCCTGCCAGATAGCGTCTGAATCGATTTTCAT